AGCAAAATCTGTATCGCTATAGGGCATACTCTTTTGAAATGCATCTGACTGTATCTCATCAATATGAAAGACTAAATTACCAGATGCATCCTTTCTAACCTGGTATCTTGCATGCATAAACATATTCTGTCTTGCCGATAGTGGAACTTTACCTTCACCTACTCCTCCAGTTATAAGATTTTCAAATCTGGCACGTATTTCTGATACATTTGATCCGAACTCTGCATCGTATTTTGCAGAATAATGCCCTGCCATTTCACCCTGTAAATTACGGGGAACATCATCTGGGTCTGCTCCACTCCATCGTGGCATTAATTCCTGTATTAATGGATGATTATCGTCCATACGCTCAAGGTCTAACTTAAGTAGCATTACACCAGAACGGTCTACAGGTCCCTGCAAATTTGCACTCAAATTCCAACTATCATATAAATCAGGCATATATACTTCAGATATATGAATCCTGTTTTGATCCATATATCCTCTTAAGTCTTCAATAGATACTCTTTTCTTAGAGTTTTCTTCTAAAAATCTATACACACCAAGAGAAGAAAGCTCTTCAGAGCTTAATTTCATCCCTGAGTACCTACCAAATAAAGGGTTTACTGCCACATTTCTTTGACCTGGGTCTTGTAAATGTTTAAGTAGCGCATCTGCATCAAAATCTCTAGTTTTTCTTCTCCATGAGGTAACCTTGCCTTCCCCATGAGCATCAGCCCAGTCAATCCAGTCATCAAAATTGTGTTTAAACCCAAGAATATTCCGTGGTTCTTGATCTCCTACCTGGAATAGATATCCCTGTGGAACAAACATATCTGGATTTCTAACAGATTCTTCAAACGCACTGTTTGCAACACCATCTGAAACACGATTGATATTTATAAGGTCAGTAAATAAAGTTGGCTCTCCCTTCAGGTTATTTCCAACTTGTATCATCATCCGTGTTGATAGGTCTGCTTCTTTCTCTGGTATTCCTGAATCTAATAATGACTGCCTAGTATCAACTGCGGATTCACCTATCTCCTCTAAGTCAGCAGATGGGTCAAATGCCTTTAAGTTAAGTGCAGCACGGCGTTTAGAATGGAATACACCAGAAAGACCTCCCCTACTAGCTTTCCATTGTCTCCATATGGGAACTATATAGTTATCAGCAGGACCAAATATTGTGGTAAAGGTAGGAGAAGCAAACTCCAGTGTGTTTATTACTGCTTCAAAGTCACTATCAGTATCAAACTGTATAAGACCACCCTGAGCTTGCATACCAGGGTCAGTGATAGCTGACAATCCTGCGGTTGGAAGTGACGCTGCAATAGTTAATCCCATCTTTCCCAGCATTTCCGCAGCATTCTCTGGTGGCTTACCCTGCCTGAGTGTCTCCCTGACTGCGCCTTTAAGTTCCAGGGCATCTATTTGACCTATGGGACCAGTATCTTCAAACTCTTTACCTTTAGGTTTCCCCCATTGTTCAATATATAGTCCTGTGTCACGACCAATGGGTTTCCCATGTGCATCTTCATCTGGACCATATTTAATATATGGAATAGAACTGTCTACTTTCTCATATCCCCTGTTTCGGAGATCATTGACTTCCTGTTGTATTCCCTCTCTATTGGTTGGATCAATAATTAACTTATGAAGTTCCCAATCCTGTGGTTTATAATCAGGACGTTGTCTTTGTCGTTCACTTATAATTGAACTAAATATGTCAGGAACACCATACCCATACTTATAAAATACTTTTTCAATCTCTTCTAAATCTTGTCTAAGATAAACTGTGTCTCCAGATAATGCAGACTTGTATCCCAATCCCACGATTTCTGACAGTATTTTTTCCTCATCGCCTACCCTACTACCTATAAGTGTACGTTCTTCACTTACTGGAATACCCATATTAGAGGCATAATCTTTGCCTATATCTATAGCACCAGCAACGGTGTTTGTTACCGTGTCATCTATCCATCCCATCCACCTTTCTATATTCTCTTCTTCCTGTGAACGTGCAGGGAAAGGATCAGGACTCTGAGGGGAAACTCCTCTTCTTATAAGTCCTTCAGCAGGTTGTGCAATCCACCCTGCAATTCGGTCAAACCAATTTGACCGCTTGGCTGGAAGAGAGTTTCGGTTCATTAGAAGTATATCTGTCTAGTTCTTGGATTGAACTGTGACGGAAAATCACCTCTCATCTGTGGGGGTAAGGAAGTATATCTGTCTGACCAGTCAAAATTGCCAAGGAAATTAGCAAATGTATTGTCAGCAGAAGGCATGACACCTTCTCGAAGCATACCCCCAAGAGAACCAAGATACTGGTTGTATACATTTTGAAACTGGTTCTGATAATGACGTTGCTGCATAGGACCGCCACCCCATTCATCAGAGTAGCTGTAGTATGCAGATTGTGGATTTAGCTCAAGGAATTCTCCAAAAGCATTATCGCCCCAGTCATATTGATTTGACATAAATTTAACTTAAGATTATTGTCGTAGCTCAGGTCTAACTCCGAACCTATCCCATACACCACCAGTGCCTAGCATAGCATCTTGTAAATAGTTACCTGTAGCATCACTCCCCATCCATGCGTCAAACATTCTCTGAAGAATGCCTGAAGTTTCACCTCTCAATGCCATAGGCGCATTTGCCAGTACCGCCTGGTTTGCAAGTTGTGCTTGCACATTAGCAACATCTTCTGGTGATCTTCCACCGATAGTCCCAAACCTGCTTCGTATCCTTTCTTCTTCAAGAGAGGGAGAAGTGCCTGTATACGGATTCTCTAAGATATTACTTACATTTATTGCTCTTTGTTGCCATGCCTCAGAACCAAGGGGTTCTCCCCAAGCAGTACCAGACGCTGGAGTATCTCCGACTGCTGGAGTATATGCTAGTCCCTCTGGACCAAGAGTACCGAGTCTTCCTTGTAAAAATTGTGCAAAGGGGTTAGTCCCTGCACCAGTTGGAGCTTGGTATCCCTGCATTGCAGGGGCAGTCCAGTAGGCAAGCTGTGCAGCAGGTTGATTCATCTGCTGGAATGCCATATTAAATGGGGTAATAGCACCACCCATCTGCTGGCTTAGCCAGTTTGCATAAGCACTTTGAAACGGCTGATATGTTGCTGCTGTTACCATAATTAACTCCTAATCAATTTTATATTCCTCGTGGTCTTTTCCCTTCTGCTTCTCCCACCATACCAAAAAAGTTATTCTTTTCTACAAACTCAAGCCAGTTTTCATCTTCTTTTTTATTAGGATTAGTATACCAATCATTATATATACTGTTTAGTATATTGGAAGTTTCATTTCTAAGTACCCCAGGGGTATTCTGTATTATAGGCAGGGCAGCAAGTGCCTGTTGATTTCGCTCTCCATACTGTGATCCTGAGCCAAATCTGTCTATCCACCTGAAATCCCTTAAATCAGTATCAGAATAGTTTGTATCTGCTCTCCACTGCTTACCACGATTTAACACATTTATAATATCTTTTACACTGTTAACTGCATTATTAGTATCAAGTGGTTGGTAAGATTGCATAAAAGAGTTATATGCATTATCGTTCGTAGTCTTGCTCGTATCAAATATACGGCTTCCTACTTTCGCTTCAGAAGGAAATCCAAGAGCATCAGTAGGATTTACCTGCCCTCCCCAGGGATCATCTTCTGTAGCCTGTACAAGAAAGTTTGTATATGCCGTTCTCAACAGTGGGTCAGAAGCAAGTCCCTGTTCCCTTAGAAACTGGAACTGTGCAGGGCTTCCCCCTGCTCCTAGTGTATCTTTTAAGAAGTCTGTATATATAGGTTCCCACGGAACACTGGAGTATGAACCAGCTTCAAACATTAGATTGCCAGTTTCTGTGTTTCTAACTCCTATATCCTCTTTACCACCAGGACCCACTCCCTGTGTACCCTTAGGTCCCCAATCAGCTACTGTATCCAGATATGTATTAATATCTAAATAGTCGGTGGATAATCGATTAGTATAGTCAAACTCTAAGTCAGCTTCAGAACCGAAATATTCTAAGACAGAATTAATGGAATTCTTATGTCTGTTCCAGCCTTCCTCATTTGCTTTCCAGTAATCTGATGTTCTGTTAGGACTGCCAGGATATATAATGGCATCGGCTATCTTCGCAAGTATAATATCTGTGGATACGTTCCCGGCTAGAATATCATCTCTTATATTCTTAATATTCTTATCGCCGTAGCTATAGTAGATACCCCCATCTCTTATTGCCTGACCATGAATATCCCTCTCCATACTTTTCTTCCATACTTCGTTGGTATGGTATTTTAATACATCGTTAAGACCGTACCCTGTTGGTATAATTGTCTGAGATATTTTGGATTGCAAATCCAGATTGAGGAAGTTCTTGACTAGATTATTTACTGCATTATCAAATGCATCCTTACCAGGTTTTCCATCCTCGAAATAACGCTCACTAACATCCCAGTTTTTTTCTTTTGTACCACCTTGCTGATAAGCATCAGTTGTATATCTATATATTATTCCTGTATCAGGGTCTTTGAAAAAATAAGGATATTCCCAGCGAACATCACCACCACCACCGTTACCAGTCCCGTCACCGCCAGTCCCATCACCGTTACCAGTACCGTCAAAACCACCACCGCCGTCAGCGTCAAAACCTGGTTTTCCTCTTTTGTAAGCGTCTATATCTTTTTCTGCTGCACTTACATCGATTGATGTATATTTAGGAGCAGGGGGAGGGGGAGGGGGAGCATCAAAGCCGCTTCTGCCCCTGCTATAAGATGCTACGTCTTCTAATGCTTGAAATACACTAGGGTCTGGTTGAGTAAATTTAGCTTCTCTAATATTTAGATTAGTATCAGGGTTTAATGCTTGTTCCTTAAAAAACTCATTTGCAGATTCGATTGCTGATTGTTTTTTATTTTCTATATCCTTGTTCTGTGCTTCAGCCATCGATAGTGCATCTCTATTAGAAGCAGAGATTCTCTCGTCAATAGGACTACTGTCACCAATAACAGTCTTTATATCAGGCATACCGAACCTGTTTCTTGTCAGGACAATCTGTCCCTTTTTATTCTGACTAAAGAAATTAAATGCCACAGTCTATTATCCTCCAGGACCGACAAGCCCAAGACTTCTAAGAGCTTCTTCTGCCCCACGACCATTCTGCGCCCCTGGTCTTGGAGAACCTGGTGGAACATTTGGACCAGCTTGAGGAGTGGGAACTGGAGGTGGCACTCCCATCATGGCATTTGGCATCACCATTGGATTAGCGGTAGGCGGTCCACCCTGCCCCTGTGGGCTTCCAGGCTGTTGGGGCATCATACTCTGCTGTCTCATCATCTGTTTCTGCTGGAGTAGGTGCATCAATTCACCATAGTAGAACTGAGCAAGGTCTGGTCTCCCCCTGTTCTCAGTTGCTGCCAGCAGTGTCCAGAGTGACGCTTCGGGAAGTACCCTTTCAGCCATCTGTTCCTTAATCGAGTCTTCAATTGTATCTGCATCCTGAAGACCTAGAATCTTGTCACGTACATACATATCGGAAAGAAGGGGTGTCGGACCTTCCCTTGCCATCTGAGCCATAGACATCCGAGACATATCGTCCTCTGGAAGCTGGCTAGCCATAGTTATCTCAGGAGTTCCTGCCATGCCAATGGAGTCAGGGTCTACAGCCTCGCTGAAATATACCCTGTTCTTATCTCTTCCACTCACACTGATCGGGTCATATCTGCCAGTTGAATACTGGTCACATATAAGATGCCCTATCTGTGTATAGGCATCTTCCATAGCTGTTATCCTCGGTCTCAGAACACTGTCAATACCCTGTCTCAGGGTATTTATGGCAAATCCCGAAAGCTGGAACTGCAAGTCCCCGTATACTGTGTGAGGTATAGCCCCACGCTGCAGTTCTCCTGAGACCATTCCCATGTAAGCACCAGTCTCCTTGGCTACTTCCATGAGTCCAAGGGGTTCTATATTCTCCCCCTGCGCCAGTGCCACTTCAGCACCAGCCTTGTAAGGGTCTTCATCAAGGGTCTTCTGACCATCTCTTGATGTGATTGCTATTCCCTGCTTCCTTGACCGTGCAACCATCTCCATCATTACCGACATGGTGAAGTTGTGCTTGTCGTACAAGTCCCTGTTGGCAGCAAATACGGACTCACCATAGTCAGCTATGGTGTCAGTAATAGCTGTCTCGTCTATATTTTGTATTAATGGCTGTGGACCTACCATCCCTATGAATACAGGAACACGTTCATTACCGTGAGGAGTAGGTGATTTGAGGATTGTGTCCCCAGTACAGACTATATTATGCTCTTCGTCATAGTAGTCATATACATCAAGGGGTGTTTCATCATCCTGTTCTTCCAGTTCAACACCGTACTGCTGGAGAATCTCATCTTTAGTCTTCTGTATCCTGTAGCATGCCCACGCAAGACCCTCTTCTCCCTCACCCCAGTACGTGTGAAGGGGGTCCCAAGGCGTGATATCTACCTGTGTTCTCCCCTTTGAGTCTATATGAAGAAGCGATCTTCCTGCATACCATCCTCTCAGGGATATATACCATGCCAACTGCTCCCTGAGAGAGGGCTGAAGCCTTCTTCTAAGCCTCTCATCGGCAGCTCGCAGTATTCCTACGAGGAACTTTTCCTTGGCATCATTGACAGAACGCATCTCACGGGGTTCCTCAATGTTGGGTATCCTGATTATAAGCTCGGCAGATGCCATCCATGAGATTATCTTGTCTGCATATGTGCGTGGTTCATTGGATGTATAGGACTCATATCCATCACCAGCGTCATAGGGACGCATAATATACAGGTCATAGTCGTCCTGCATCCTGTCCCTGAAGGGATAAGTTGATTCCCTGTGACCTTCTACTAGCTTGACTATTTGGTCGGCAGTCTTTCTCACCAGTGTTTCACCCTTATTTTTTGGCGATCCCCTGCATAACTGTACCCGAAATGGTAAACAAGCCCGTATATAAGGGCTTTGATTCCATGATTATACTTATCTTCTGGTGTATTACCAACTATATTCCCATCTCTGTCCATCTTCCACTTATAAGCCTGAAGTTGTCCTGAGAATGGATTTGGCACAGCACCAAACTCTGATAGAACACCACTGCAACTTGAGTCTAAACTCAATTTAGGATACCTGGTAATAGGGTTTACCTTCAGGAAACTCTTCAATCTCTCAGTACCGTCATGTATGGGAACTTTCTGGGAGGCAAGATACAGCCCCGTGTTACTGAGCCACACCTCTGCAGGAGCTGGCATAGCCTGGTGCTGGGTTCCTGCGATATCTATGACACCGTACTGTACGTCCTGCCACCACGGTTTTGCCTGTGCAATATCTATTATCTCTTCTGTTACTAATCCGATCTCGTAGATTTCATCGAAGACCCTGACTGTGTCATCGATGATCTGTACCGCTTCCAGTGCATAGCCCCCAGCGTACCCAGGGTCAATCCAAATATGAACAGGCTCATTCGGGATGTAGTCAATCTCCCCGACATGGATCGATGACCGAAAATCATTAAACACCAGTCCTCTAGGCGGTACTGGCTTTCCCTCAATGCGTTCCATAAAAAAGTCATCACTTGATACAGCCTCCAGTCTTTTTATTTCAGGGTCTTCCCTGCCACCTGGGTACAGGTGGAAGTTTGAATAGCTTGGAAGTGAGAAGGACTGTTCGTCATTTAATCCCGACTGCCATGCAGTAAATGTCTGAGGATACCAGCCAAGAGAGCTTTCAAATGTACCACCAAGGAATAGCCATCCCCCTTTCGGCGCACACCTTCCTCGCATACGGTAGAAGGTTTCCAGATCAAGCTGTGACGCTTCACAGCCAACGATACCATTGGGTGCTCGCATGGCAAGTGTTCTTGGGTCTTTGGCTGACTTGGTTTCGATTCGTGTGCCATCTGCAAGAATAATCCTTCCCGGATCAACACGCTTGGTAACTTCCGAGAGAATGCCGAGCCTGGCAAAGTCTGCCGTAAGGTACTCGAACTCAGCCCTAGTCCTTTCGTAGTCGGCAGCTACCAGCCAGTATAAACCAGGACTCTCATCCTCAAGGAACTTCTGAAGGAGGAACTTGGAAGCAACCATACTCTTCCCTGCCTGTTCTCCCCCTGCAACGAGTATAAACCTCTTCCCTGAGTTTAATATCTGGGTCTGTTCATCAGTGGGGTGGAAGTCTACTATTTCAAAGACAGGGGCAACCGAAGTCGCCATTAATACTTCTTCTTCTTCTTGGTCATCTTCTGTCCCGTGCGCTTGGATGCCTTCTTAGCAGCAGCCCTGCCCTTCGCAGTATACGGATAATGTCTCTTACCTACTTTCGGCATATCCAGTCCCCTTATTTCGTTTAATACGTTTAATTCGTTTGCGAATGAATTGAGTTTAAACTCCCCTCTTACTATCAATGTACCAGTGCCTTAACTGATAGTTACTAGTGTATGTCGCCATATTAGCGACATAACCCTAGTTTAAACTACGTTTTGTCCAATCGGACACAACTACTCCCCGTCCAGTAACTTCATCCCCAGTGCAATAATACCGCCAGTACACCCGGTCACCACCGCTATATACATCTCCCCGTCCCTGAGAAGTGCCGTAACACTAACCGCACCAAGTACAAATATCGCCAGTATTATCTGCGGACGTATCTTATTAATAAAATCTCCCATTACTTCCTCTTCTTTCCATGCTTCTTTCCACATCCACAACTCTTACACATAACTAATCTCCTTTATATTATATATATATATATATTAGTCTTTAGTATAAAAAATTCTGTCACGGGTATCCTCCTCTTACAAACTGATTTCCTAAGCCATGCCACCCTTCTCACTTAGAATCTTGTTCACTTCCTCAATAGCTGACACTTCCTCTGTTGGAGACTCAGGTACAGGATCAGGAGCATCTTGAGCTAGCTTCCTAAGTTCTTTCATAACATCCTTAGCTGTATCATCTGACATTACAACAGTAGGTCTGTACTTCTCTGGCAGATTAGCATTCAAGAGCGTGATCAGCAAGACAGGATTAGCCTTAGCATCCTGAGACCTTACTCGATCCAGAGCCAATTGCTCTAAGCTCTCGCAGAACAGTATGTCAGCATCTTCTAGTCTCTCAGTAAACCCAAACTCATTGCTACGCTGCCAAACCATAACAGTCCGATAGCTGACACCTGCAAAGCTAGCTGATACGGTTTTACTTCTGCTCTCCGAATAAGCTCTTAGGAACTTAGTCTGTCTTCTCCATTGTCTTTTCTTACTAGGACTTAACTGTTTATAAGTATCACTAGTCGTCTTATCTATTCTAGTAGTATCCATAGTTTAGTTCCTTAGTATTAACAAGATAGTAGTTAGTTTAGTCTTTATGGTCACTTTGTGACCAGCAGTTTAATTTGAGAAAATTTTAATTTATCCCGTAGGGATAGTGCAAATTAGAACATTTATCCTAGCAGTTTTCCCTCAAGAGATGTGTAATCACATCTATTGAGTTTAAAATCAAGTCTTGTGGATTTTGGGGAAGTCGCCGAAAATCTTCCCCTTAAAGAAAGATCATTCAAAACCCTATCTTATCTTAAGAGTCTTCCCCCCCTTCAGAGGATAACCCCACCGAGAGAGAGTCAAGAGTAAATGCATCCTCTCTTCGTTCGGACTCTTGACTCTTCTCTCTTGACGGTGGGGTTGGGATGAATACAGTTGCCGAAATTTCTCGGCACAAATCGAGCCAAGTCAAGGAGACAAAATGGCAAAGAAAATGAACAACAAGATCGCTAGAACGATATTAGATTGGTGGTTTGATCCGGCTAATGGCAAGGTAGGGATTGAGTATATCGACAAGAAAACTGGTCTTAAGAGGACTACTAAAGGATTCCATGCTGTGACTAGTGGATTTAACGAATTGATTGCCGAATATTTCGAGATGACTGGTAAAGAGTTTATGGACAAGGCAGTAGAGAGAAAGCTCTGTAGTATAAAGCCTCTAGGAAGAGGTAAAAGTGGTAAAGGAATACCTGGAGTAATGGTATATCCCTACTCAGAATATAACCAAGGCAATAGAGGCAGAAGCCTAATGGAAGAGATGGGACTTAAATAGTCCTAAGTCCTGAGCAAGACTATAAAAGGCTCTAATAAAAAAAAGAAGGATAAAGATAGTGCCTAAGATAAGAATACCAGAATGGATAGATACTAGAGATGAATGTGAGCAATGCTTAACTCCAACTAATCTAACAGTATCTACAGCAAGGGGAATTAACTACCTCTGTAGTCAGCAATGTCAGCAAAACTTCCTACTTCAAACAGGACAAAAAAACTACAACCAAGTCAGAGATCATGATAGTCCAATGAAGTTTACGACTGTCGGCAAACTAAATGACCTAACAGCAAAGGAACTAGAGAGACAGTACAGATTCAAACACAAGCTGACTAGGAACAATATGAATAGGCTGAAGGAAGGTGATACTTTAGATAGATTGCTAGGCATGATAATTAAAGTGCCGAAGAAAAAAGAAACCAAGCAGGTAACAACCAAGATGCCATACATATTAGAGGTACAAGAGAACAATTAAATAGGGCTTTAAATCTAGGGCATGGTATCTAACTACCATGCCCTATTTTTATGTCCAAATAGGACAAGCTGGAGGGCTTAAAATGGATAACTTACGAGCTAATAAGACGGTAGAGATCATAGAGCAACTAGCCTACTTTCTAAATAATCCTAGTGACACAAGGCTTCAGAGATTAGAGACTAGGTTAATACAATATCAAGGTATCTATCAGCACCTAGATCAAGAGAAAAATGCTACGCAATGCACTGATAGCAACAGTCAGAATGAGGCACAGCAAGGCAGAATGATGGATGAGTATGGAGCCTACTACAAGGTACAAGATGGAGTTCTGTATCAGTTACCACGAGGGGAGGAAGAATGGATAGAAGTAACAGCACCACAAGTAGCTGGAGAAGAAGCAGGACAAGAGTTTATACAGGATATAAACAAACACTTTGGGACACAGTACAAACTTGAAGACTTTAGTGGAAGATGACAGTGACTAGTATAAATAATACCAATAACTACAAGAGGGAAGTCAATGAGAATACATTGACTTCCTCAGTAGTTATGGTATGCTGGAACCGTTCATTGATCGCCGTAGTAAGGCAAAGGAGAAGTAAAGTTGAATAGATTAGAAGGACTAGGAGCAGTAAAGGGAGAGGTCACAGGTATAGCAAGACTTGCTAATGATCCTGACTTTCAAGAGGGTGACATACTGGTAGCTTTGATGACAGAGCCAGCTAATGTACCAATCATGAAGAAGGCATCAGCAATTGCTACAGATGTAGGCTCAATCACATGCCATGCTGCAATAGTAGCAAGGGAAATGAGTAAGCCCTGCATTGTAAGAGCAGGTAATGCTACCTCACTGGCTGGAAAAGTAATAACTATTAGTGTTAAAGGAATAAGGGAGGCTGAGATTACATGGTCTTAGGTGGTATAAACAAATCCATAAAAGAACACGCAAGAAATAGTAACGATTGGGTACATCAGGATAAAGCAGACAAAGCATATACATTATATGACTCTATCAATGAGAACTTATATAACAATGGGCTACCTGAGATAGTCATAGGATTTGATGACAGACTAAAGAAAGCAGGGGAGTATTACTTTGAGGGTGACAACATATCCCTCAAGCATCACTTTGATATAAGGACTGACCTCACACCTATAGAGCTAGTGATAGCTGTACTACACAATGCAATACATGCATACACTGATATCCATAAGGGAAAGGGTGGATGGTGGCATATGTCTGCATTTAAAAAAGAGATACAGCAGTATGGCATTACTGTGCAGGACAACGGTGACTTAAAAGATATAGACGTAGATATATTTGGTGATGTGATGGACAGGATAGGCATGGGGTCTGTTCGTGCTGATCTAATAGACTTTGAAGTAGTCGAAGCAATACCAAAGACAGAAGAGAAGTCATCCACATTACTATCACAGTATTCAAAGACTAAGATCACCACTGCTAAACCAAAGGGTACAAGCAAGATGAAGAAGTGGTCTTGCTCATGCCCTCTACCTACTAATGTGAGGTGTGCCACTAACCTAACGGCATACTGTCACACCTGTATGGCAGACTTTGAGTTGCAAGAATGACAACTACATCTATCACAGAGCATAAGCTACAGCTAATGCATCCTTGGGCTACCATAACAGAGACCAAGACTGTTGTTGTTCAACCAAACCATGACCAGACTGCTACTGTAAATACCTCTAGTAAGGTAAGAAAAACTGGAAGGGGTGGAGATGTCTGGGGTTTAAACTCAATTGGATGGAACCTCTGTAAGGAAGCCTGTAACTATTACATATTACACCTGGCTGTGTTGATAGATGACTCCAAGTACAGAATATATCTTGATAAACATACTGAGAAACTAGTCGAACAGTTCTATAAATACACAGACATGGCAATAGGTGGTGAACTAAGACACCTGTCTAGTGTTAATGGGCTGGCGAAACCCTTAAGGGAAGCACTAAGAGACTCCACATTAAGAGGACAACATAACACTAGTAGAACAGGGGCATGGGAAGGGTGGTACTGGTTTAGGTCTAGGTATGGAACTCTAGCCCTTAAATGGGCAATTGAAGCATTTAATACCAAGAAATGGGGATCAGGATACGGTGGCTCAAAGTGGGGGACTATAGCTAACACACTGTACATGTTTGAAACAGACCAGATAACACCACACTCATTTATAGATACATGCTGGGGACTACAACATAACGGTGGTGTGTACTTCAACAAGTGGTGGGGTACATCAGGAATACAGCAGGTACTAGACCTAAACCAGTTAGGGTACTACTGCAATATATATCAAAAAACTTCATTAACAATACAACGACTAATAAGTTTTGATGGAATTAAGGAGATGTGTGAATGTCCAAATTGCACAAAGTAAATAAAGTATGGAGAGATTTTATGTCTAAAAGAAATAAGAACAACAAACAAAAAAAATATAGCAATTTGTTTGATGAGATAGAAGATGAGTTAAACAAACCATCAGAATTATATTATCCCAATGTCTATATTGCTAACGATATAGTTCAAACTCCTGATAAAAAGAGAGGCAAAGTAACAGGGGCAAAGAATGGAGAGGTCTCCGTAGTATTAGACCACGAACTCACGATAGAGATATATAAACATGATGACCTAGCCCTGATAGAAGGAGCAGATGGATATACAGGAAACATATTCGATAATAATAAAGGATCAAAATTATACAACACAGTCTATTCCCAATCCTATAAAACACATTGCACCAAGAGTCATTGGATGGATGAGTTTAAACTCAAGGATGACTTAACTATCTACCTGTCAGCCAGGAAAATGCACAACAAGAGAGAAAAGGGAGAGACACTACCAGACATTGGTTGTTATATGGATAGTGGATGGATGCAAGATACATTCTGGCTATCTCCTAACTGTCCTAGTAACGACAAGCTATTTGATACAGGTGAAATACCCACACTATATATAGACTGGAGAGATATGGGTGTCATACCAGTTTTAGAGTACAGCCAAGCAATCATATGGTGTATGTCTAGACTGATGGAAGGACAGAAGCTGGAGATAGGATGCTTTGGCGCACATGGTAGGACAGGCACACTACTCGCAGGAATACTGGTATATCAAGGGATGACAGGAACAGAGGCTATCAAGGAGGTTAGGTCCCAACACTGCAAGTCAGCAATAGAAACAAAAGTACAAGAAGAACTAATAGAAACATACCACAAGGAACTGGTGAAACTAAATGGATAAATCTGAAAAGATACTCAACGTAAACGTGTTAATAAATACCGTTAGAGATGAGAAAGATAAACTGATAGAAGGAAGAGTGATATTTACATCCCAACCACCAAAGGGGTGGGTCCAATTTCTACTGGACAAAGGCATGTCAATACCAAGGGTAAACTGCAGTCGTAAAGGGAACAACCCTGACTGCAATATATCTATCTTTGAATTACAAATACACAATGACCATGCTCCACTCTTTACTAATGAAGATGAGATGTTTGCATGGTTAGATCGCATACTCCAAACGACACGTAACCATTGCAAAATTTTAGACATAACCCTAAAGACTATGGAAGGAGATGAGGCACATAAACTCGTAGCTACACTACACCAAGGATATGAGATAAAGGTCAAACTTCCTGACACATTTTGTGATGACTGTGGCGAAGGAGATATTGAGGCTTACAAAGAACTAAAGGAGATTAACGGACGGATTGTATGCCTAGACTGTGCAGAAAAAATGTTTGCACTTGGTGAAGCACTAGCTGAACAGCAACAAGAAGAGCAAGGCGAAGAAGGAGAACTATCTTGGTAATTAAAGAAAAATATATATCTGTAAAGAGAGAGATATACGGCTATGAGTGGGACTCTTCGAATGTCAGTAAAGTAGGTGGCAAGGCTGCCCAACTCAGGAAGATAACACCTGATCTAGTACCCGATTGGGTAGTTATAACTGCTGACTGTCCTGATGACGTACTGTCTGGGGTAGTACAGGAAGCAGTATCGTTACTAAGTCTGCCACCACATTCACCACAAAAATACTCTGTCTATCCATACGGCAAGTATGCAGTACGCTCCTCTGCTGTAGAAGAAGACGGTGAAAACCAGAGTTATGCAGGGATATTTGAGTCTAAACTCAACGTCCCTATTACTGGATTAGAACATGCAGTAAGGGAAGTAAGGGACTCAGTCAAAGATGAAAGGGTAACGTCATATATAGATACCATGATGAAAATAAGCTCCAAGTACCCAAGACCTAGTGAGTTACCCCAAAATCCAGCAGTAATCATGATGCATATGGTAGATGCCAAGTATTCTGGTGTTCTCTTTACCACGGAGCCAGTAGAGGGTACAGATAGAATGCTAGTCGAATATGAGGAAGGAGTAGGTGGTGTGGTAGATGGAAAAAGTAATAGCAAGATGCTCTTCTTAGAGAACGATTCCGATTATTACTCTAACAAAAGAACGGCTGCTGAATTAAATGTAAATGATCTGACCCAATTCTATCCCATATATATAGAAGCCAAGAGACTAGAGAATAACTATCGCAAGCCACTAGATATAGAGTGGGCTATAGATAAGAACAATCAGCCTTGGATACTGCAAGTCAGACCCATTACTGCAGGGATTGCAGTATAGCAACATAAGCAAGACAAAAACGGAGAAAGTTAACATGACTAATAATGCTGTAAATATATGGAACCAATACAAGATCAGTCTTCAATTCAATGGTGAGTTTGGTGGGCAAATCCCACGATCAGAGAGCGAGATAAAGGGGATGCTTGAACACAGAATGCCTACTCGTAAACCCGAAGGCGCAGTTCCCATTGATGAGCTGGCACTAGAGGTGGCGTCTCAGGTCGATGTACAGGATGAAGAAGACGAAGAGTATGTGCCCGGCTGGTCTACGTTTAAACGAAACCAGAAGGGAGCGTTAATGTACGAGGGAAGATGTGTTCGAGGACACCTCAAAGACTGTGCATTACAAGTGAAAGAGTTTTTTCCTGAGATTAAAAACTTCAGGTCAAAGGTAGTCAAT